GTTATCCTTTCTTTGATCTCACCAGGTCCATGAATCGCTGTTCTGCTTCGCGTTCCTCAACTGTTCGATCATCGATCTCTTCAACAATAAACGCATCACCCATCTCGCGCGCCATTTGCCGTTCTTCTTTGCTGGCTTTACCGGTCTTGATCCTTCGTCGTAATCCTGCCAGGCTGCAAAACGCGGTATCAGCGCCCAGGTCCATGAACAGCGCCATGAATTTCCACCAGTGCATGAACTCAACCGCTTCAAGGTCAATGCCGTGGGTTTGCTGAAACGCCGCGTAGATCAAATTTGCGTCTTTATTCCAGCTAAACACCCGCGGACCGTCCGCTTCCTCAGTATTGGGCTTGCCGCCGTTGAGGAACCAGCTGCCTTGTTCAAACGCGGCTTTCACGTCTTCCGGTTTGTCAATGAACAGGTTTTCAAAGAACACCACACTTTTTTCAACACCCGCCAGCTCTGCATCTTCAAACGCCAGGATGATCTTCAGGCAGTTGCGAAAATCCGCGTCGATCTGGTATTCACGCCCGTTCACCTCTAGGCTGGTAGGTAATCTATCAACGAGGATGTTCATTTCATGGTTTTCGACGTTTTCCTGTACTGGCTTACTTTCTCTTTACGCGCGTTCTGCACGAATGGCGTTATCCCGGTAAAGAATTGCTCGAACATATTCAGCGTCATTGCATCACCAAATACCTTTTGCGAAGTGTCTTTTCCAAACACATTATCAATTTGCACTCGCAGATATTTGCATAGATCCACCACAAGCTGAATGCTCTCCGCCGTGTTTACCGGGATGCCGTATTCGTCTAACTCCGTTATCGCGCCGATCTCGTCAGACCGTTTCCTGAATTCGACTTCCTTCTTCTCGAATTCCTTGATCAGTCCGTAAAACTTTTCCACAAAAATGATGTCTTCCGGGTTGAATTCGATCACTCGGTTTTCATCATCATTTATGGCTATGCGCTTTATTCCGGTATTAATTTGCAGACTATCCATTAAGATGTCCTGGTCGCTTTGATGTAATAGATGGTCGTAACCGCGCCTTCTGTCACTTCAATGGAGATCGTGTTCTCTCCAAGGTTTAGACTGGCAGCTGCTCCCTGGTTGACCACATCCCCGTTGCACTTCTGAACAATGCTATCGGCCGTCGCCAGCGTTGATTCCACTGTTACGGTCGCGGCCGCGATGCTCGTGGTGTAGAACAGGTTTGATTCATCCGTGGCAAACAGCGGCGCCAGTGTTCCAGAACCCAGCACAAGAGTTGTCAGGGTATTCGCTGCAGGTGCATTCAGCTCTGAGAAGACCCCAGTGGTCGGGTTATAACGCCCCGGTGTTGGCTCTCCAACAAAGTTGACCGTAAAATTCAGTTTTGCAGCTGACCCGCCGTCTCCGCCGAATTCATCAATTTGCAAACTGACATCCTGCCGCTCCGCCGGGTAGAACCCACCGATTGAAGCCTGGTACATCCACACGTTAACAACCTCGCCCTCAGCTGAAGAAAGGACCGATCTTGCTTTACGCAACGTATCAATGGCCTCAAAAACTGCGTCTCCAGAAACGGCGATTGCTTCTACCGGCATGTTGGGTGCGTAAGAATCCACCGAAATTGTTGCGCTGTCTTCGTGGATGTACGTCTCTTCCGTTGTTTTCGGGTTGTACTGGATGGCTCCAGTCGTTACCCCGTCGCCAATGAGAGACCAAACCGGGACCGCTTCAGTGCCAGTATTTAGAAACGTTCTAAATAAACTTCGCTTGATCTTGCCCACTAAAGCCTCCTTTTAGCTCGCGGTAAATGCAAACGTGCTCGCGTTGAAAGTTCCTACCACCGGATCACCAATGAAGTTGATCGTGTAGTTGATCTTCACCGCGGACCCGCCGTCACCACCAAACTCATCGATCTGGATGGAGACACTTTGTTTTTCAGCCGGGTACGCCGTCGGACCGCCTGATTCATACGCCCACACATTGACGATATCCGTCTCAGCGTCATCCAGCACCGCTCTGGCCACCCGCAGCGCGTCGATGAACTCAAACACATCATCACCGCTTACCGCGATTGCCTCCACTGGCATACTTGGCGCATAGGAATCCACTGAAATAGTGGCACTATCCTCGTGAATGTAAACTTCCTCGGTCGTCTTCGGGTTGTAACCGATCGCCCCGGTAGTTACCCCGTCACCAAGTAGCTTGTAGGTAGCAGCTGCCAGCGGTGTGGTATTAATAAAAGTCATTACCTCAGAACGTTTAATTTTTGCCATGTTTCACTCCTAATCCTGTTTATAGACGAGCCGGCAATTCACCTGGTAGATACCGGTTTCCGATTCGCCCTGTTCAAAAAGATAGCCCCAGCCGGTCGCCTCGATCAGTTCGGGAGTTTGCCCGGTGCTCAGTGTGGGAAATGTGCCCGCTTCTGTCTGTGTTTCCAGCCAGTCAGAAAACGTTTCGTAAAACCCGCTATTCTCCAGCCGTTCCAGATCATCCGCCGTGCTCTCCATTGACTGAAAAGCAAATGGGAATTCACGTAAAGAACTGCCGTTGATGTATTCCTCTAGAACCTTACTGCCAGCGAGCGGTACAACTGCATACTGAGTAGGGTCACTCCCCAGGTAATCTACCCATAACGGCGCGCCTGTCTTCAAACCGGAGTACGTTGCCAGATAGCTTCGTAGGGCGTTGATAACACTCATGCCTTCCCCCTGCCTGCTATTCTGCGTGCGCCTTCAAGGATCTTCCGGCTATGTGTTGCTTTCATCCGCTCAAACCAGTATGGACCGCGCGCGCCTGTTTGCGCCCCGGCTTTCCTTGCCCGGTAATACTGCGCCTTTGCGTATGGTGCGATCCATTGAACAAGCCCGCTGCCGACATGCGTTCCAAGTATTCCAGATTTGATCAGCATCCCGGTTCGTAATGGGGTCAACGGCTGGCACAACCTCAATACTTCAGAATCAACGAACTTCTGCGCTTCGCTGAATTGTGACATCCATTTCTGTCTGAAATTCGCGTTCCAGGTCAGCTCTGCTTTGCCGTTTTTTGTAACAACGATTTTGCCGCGCGGGGTCACGATCTCTGGGTACGCCATTACGCTGCTCCGATCTGCCAGTGGCACATGCCGTAACTGCCCATGTCCATGGTATCCACGCTGCGGATTGTCAATACATCCGGGTACTTTGCTTTTAGATCACTGATCGTAAAACTGGCCGAGATCGTATCTTCTACCAGTCCTCTTACCACCACGTCACCATCCTGGAATGTCCAGTAACCGGTTTTAGTAGTAAGAGCCGCCCACTCAGTATAGGGGAGGTACTCTACCCCGCGCTGAAATGGAACGTAGATGTTCGCCTGGTTCGCTGCGATATTCCCGCCGCTCGCAATCACGTTCGCCGCCTTGCGGTTTTCCCACAACAC